TCTCAGTTTCGCTCAACCCACCAGAATCTTTAATTGTAATATTCTGTGCAACACCAGTAGTAGCCTCTTTTGCAGACACATTTAGAATACCGTTTGCGTCGATATCAAATTTTACCTCAATCTGCGGTACACCTCTGGGTGCGGGTGGTATACCATCCAGGTTAAACTTACCTAAAACTTTATTATCCTTAACAAATTCCCGTTCCCCCTGCGCAACCTGAATAGTTACTGCTGATTGATTATTTTCAGCAGTGCTAAAAGTCTGTGATTTTGCAGTGGGTATGGTTGTGTTTTTTTCTATCAACTTTGTCATGATGCCGCCCTGGGTCTCCAAACCCAGTGAGAGTGGAGTAACATCCAAAAGCAATACATCGTTGGTGTCGCCTGACAGTACCGAACCCTGTATAGCAGCACCAGCGGCCACGGCTTCGTCTGGATTGATATCCTTTCTGGGGGCTTTTCCAAAAAATTCTTCTACAGCAGTTTGTACTGCTGGCATGCGCGTTTGCCCACCCACTAAAATAACTTCATCGATATCACTTACGCTTAGACCGGCGTCACCCACGGCAAGCTTACATGGAGCTATGGATCTTTTAATTAATCCCGCAACCATGGATTCAAATTTGGACTGAGTAATTTTTAGATTGAGATGTTTGGGACCAGTTGCATCAGCTGTGATATATGGAAGATTAATATCAGTTTGGCCAGAAGTCGATAGTTCCACCTTGGCTTTTTCTGCGGCCTCTTTTAATCGTTGCAATGCTATCTTATCATTTGTGATATCTATGCCATTTTCCTTGTTAAACTCACTAACTAGGAAATTAATTATTTCATTATCAAAATCTTCCCCACCCAGGGAGGTGTCTCCATTTGTGGATAATACTTCTATTTGTGTTTCACCGTCCACGTTTGCAATCTCAATAATAGAGATATCAAATGTCCCGCCACCCAAATCATAAACAGCAACCTTCTTATCTGTGCTACTGTTTTTATCCACACCATATGCCAAAGCGGCCGCGGTGGGCTCATTGATAATTCTCATTACTTCTAGTCCGGCAATTTTACCTGCATCTTTGGTTGCCTGACGCTGGGAGTCATTAAAGTAGGCCGGTACAGTAATCACAGCCTTTGTTACATTCTCGCCTAAATATGATTCGGCATATTCCTTAATTTTACGCAAAATTTCAGCAGATACTTGCTGTGGCGCTAATTCCTGATCGTTAACATTTACCCAAGCGTCACCATTGGTAGCTTTTATAATTTTATAGGGCAAATTGTTTAAATCCTTCTGGATATGTTCATCGGAAAATTTTCTACCAATTAATCTTTTTATAGCATACAAAGTATTTGTGGGATTCGTCACAGATTGTCTTTTTGCTGACGTGCCCACTAATACTTCATCTTCGGTGTATGCAACAATGCTTGGGGTAGTTCTGGAACCGTCAGCATTCTCAATTATTTTGTAGGAATTGTTTTCCACCACTGATAGGCAGGAATTTGTAGTTCCCAAGTCGATACCGATAATTTTACTCATAGTTTGTTCTCCATAATGTGTGTCATTGTTCAGTCTCTTTTGAGCTCCGAACTAATTCTCTTTGTGTTGACATCCAGGGCGGTAGTGATGCTTCTGGATGCGGCATGGGCTTGCGATAAATTTTATCTCCATCACGTTCGTAAATCCATACGTATCTGGGAGTCCCATTTTCGAGTATCCACTGAGCCTTATCGGCCTCAGTGTATTCTGCGTGTATATTACTTATACTTTGCATTCAAGAATCTCGCAAAATCGTCAGGATATTCTGCAATTCTGGGCAAATTCCATGTGCTACAGAATTTAAGGAAGTGTATGCCTACCTGTGACACTGCTTCTGAGTCTGTGGCAGAGTCAACTGTCTCAAACATTTTAACACGAATATCCTCAGGTTGTGCCGTAAGATCAATCAGTGTGCGATTACGCTCATAGTCATCTTTGACACGGTGCTCCTGTTCCTCATGGTCAACCCATCGCTGTAGCATAAAGTTATTATAGTCATAGCCGCCGGTGTTGCGATCGTCATATGCTTCACGGATGCCTGTCTTGTTTTTAGTGCCTTTTAGTCTTGCGCCTGGGTAAGCACTAAAAACATTGTCAGCACTGTCGCCTCTGACACACTTCTCGAATAGTATCCAATCTGGCTCGGGTGCTGATTTGACTTGTTTTGTTTTGTTGTCTATCTTAGCCTTGCCCTTGATATCAAAGAAGCCTTCAGTGCTAACAATAGTGTCTGTAACGCCATTGTATTGTTTAACATTGGATGCAATAAGCTGATAGAAGTCAGAGTCTGTGCTAATGATGGTATGGTTATCATCGGGGTGGGACTGTATCCAACCAGCAATCAAGTCATCTGCTTCCAGCTCAGGATGCTGTATTACAGTACAGTTGGATTTATCACGCAAAAATGTAATTAAGTGGTCATAGGACTCAAAGAAGATTTCGTCATCTTCTACTTCCCTGGCACTACGCTTTGCAGCAGTTACTTTGCGGTTAGCCTTGTAGGGCGTATAAAAGTCCTTGCGCCATGAGCGCCCCTCTAAACAGAATACTACGTGATCGCCATTGAATTCATTGTACATTTTCTTAACACTGTTAAACATAATATTTAGAGCCATGCCGACCTTGAGGTCAATATCTTTAGCGCGGCCGGCCGCGTGTTTAGCACGAAAGAATAAGTTAAATGTATCAACAATAATGTAGTTAGACATATGTATCACTCTGCTAGTATATCAAACATTGTAACACGATTTAAAAAGACTGTCAATCAGTTTGCAGAAATAATATTGATTACCAATGGTATGGCCTGATTATTTATAACTGTGACGCGCTCCCCACGATTTAAAGCAACTTTGTTAAACAAATTTAGATCAAATGTTTCAGATCCAGATACTATGGTTCCAGTCCCCACGTAGGTTTGAGCAATACCTGATCGTGAGGTAAATGTATACTCCTGCATACCATGTACAGTAATTGTTGTAGTGCTTAGATCGTCTGTGAGCTTTAATTGTTCAATCTTTACTTGCTCATTATCAGCAAGGATATTGCTATTTGTTTGAACGAAAGTGTTTTCCAATAATTTCATGTGTTGAATAAATCGTCAAATTTACTTGTATTAATAGACTTATTTTTAGAGTTTTCCAGGTCTCGTTTGAGATCAATCCTTAAAAATTCTGGTATTTTATCCAGCATATAGCGAACTTCTTCTCCCGTCATATCAGAAACATGCTGATCAATCACAGGTTGAATATCATTCATCAGTTTGGCTAGCTTCTGCTTGGCCTGGATCTCTACGGACATACTCTACATCTTCCACAAATAAGTTTTCGGTTGTCTCCTGTAAACCATAATCTAGATCTGCTCCTTCCTGCGCTACAATAGTTCTACAGATACGATTGAACCAAATGTTAACTATCTCCTCATCTGACTTACCCACAATGCCATGCTCTGTTAACATCTTAACAAACAAGTCATTGTAATCCAACTCAAAATATCCATTGGCCACGTTGTCAGGATCAATGCCCATGTCCAATACATTTACAAAAGGTTCGTCTCTGGCGTTAGCACATTCCTTTTCATATTCTGGGTGTGTAATTTCCCCTGCCTTGAGTTTAGCAGATAAGACATTGAGTACGGATTGAACCGGATCGCCATCAGCATCGATCTCTGCTAGTTTAGCAGTAAGTTCCTCGCCCTCATACAAATACTCTGCTTCTGCTACTGCTCGAGTTTTGCCTCTGAGTCCCCAGGATCCTGGCATCATTCTAAAAGGTAGTTTAGCCATTTAATATATTACCTGAAATATTTGATTCGTCGTCACCTACTATCTCATTGAGAGTTTTAGGACCATTGTTTATGTAGGTGCACATGCCATTACAATCAGGTTGATTACAGGGTACTCTGACTTCAGATATATGTACTTCTGGGATTTGTTCCATGAGTAGTGCGGCACCACATTTATTACATCTCATCATAATTTTAGTTATCCATAATTTCTAGCAAGGGTTGTATTTTCGGAGAGTAGCTATCAAGTACTCTTGCGCTGTATCCTAGTTTGTTTATTTCTGTTATTAGCCACGTGGAATTATATATAGTAAGTAAAAAATTAATCTCCTCAGGAATATTTTCATTCAGATCAAGTATAATATCATTATTGACAAAGTATAACCCAGTATCGATATTATTGAATACATTAAAATCCACTGCCGAACCATAATCTTTAATACGCTTTGAGTGTAATAACTTTATAACTGACAAATTAAGTATGCTAGAGTACACTACACCCCTACTTACTCTAACCATTTCAGAAATATCAAACACATAATCTTCCCACGAGCTGTGAGTATTTACACTAAAGGAATACACAATATCGAATGTGTTGTCTGCAAAGGGAAATTTTAATAATTTTTCCCCCTGGGGATTATAAATCTGATTGTATCGATTATAATGAACTGTGTTGGCCGCAGAGCAGTGGCTCTGGATATATTTTAGTGCCTCTAGATCAACATCCATACTGGTATAATTTTCTGGTAATATTTCACCAGTTTCTATTCCATCTTCCAGTAAATTACCACGATTCCCACCATAGTCTAGTATTGATTTATTTTTAATATCAACGTTGGAATGTTTAAGTGTTTCCAGTCGGTTATCTCTGGGAAATATATGTCCCACTATTATTTTCCTATTGCATTACCGTAAATGTGAACGTGTGCCCTAGTAGTGTAGTTATACCCACGTTGTATGGCTTCGTCAGCAATCGACGCTTCGGTTTCAGTGAGACCTTCGTATGTACCACCTATGCCCATGATCCATACTGGGAAATCACATCCTGCATTACGAAATAATTTAGTGTTGTGCTCAACTTCACGCCAACTTGCCTCTGTGCCATTAACCACATACTTTAGTTGACCGCGTTTGGACACCTCTGCATACTTGCCAATCACTTCTGGCTGTATGGCTTTCTTGGGTTGCTCACCGGCAGTATTCCATAACTTAGGACTGATGCTCCACATCCACTCCCCGCCCCAGTAATGCTGAAAATCTTCTATATACTTCGCTAGCTCTGGGGTAATAGGCTTGGTGCCATTGGTTTCCACTGTGACGTTTTTAGGCATGTTTCCTCTGCGATAAAATTCACGCAACACACTAATCATGCCAGGTTGTGTGTTTTTAAGCATGGGTTCCCCACCTGTAAACACCATGTGAGTATGTTGCTTGCTTACAGGATGACAGAACTGGCCGTGTGGTAACAATGCTGTGAGTTCATCCACTGCTTCTGTTACTGTACGGTCTGTCATCAAATGCCTGTAGCGTTTTGACCAGGTGTATGAACTATCACAGCCTTTGTCAAACACTGGCAGTTGCATCACATCAGTAATGTCGGCCAGGTCGAGCTTTTCATACGGTAGTTCATAGGTGTCAGGGTCTGTGGGATCGGCCTGCCCAAATCCGTCGCACTGAAGGTTACACAGAAAAAAACGCATCCACAAACTAGGTATGCCCGTATACTGACCCTCACCCTGAGCTGAATAAAATGTTTCCGAATACTTAAGATTGGTCATTCTGTCCAACCCTGTCCTCGAAGTTCGACTCCAGATATTCATATATCAGTTGCATATCATCCACAAAGTCGCCACTGTAAGCATTTACAAAGCTATCAAAAACAATGTTGTGAAGATCACTTGAGTCCATGACATTACTAGAATTATACAAATAATCCTCACAAATTTCTTTGATAATTACGTATAACCCGTCAGTAAATAGCGTGTCCAGATCACCGTCATTTTGATGTAAAAATTCACCCATGGCGTGCTTGTGATGTGAATAGTTTAAAATTCCTAAAAACACCATTTCTGAAATCTGTGATACAACTACATCTGCGTCAGGCAGATAAGCTTTGTGAATATCCTCTAGCACAAGAATGCTGTCGTCTCTGGGCCAACGTGCATTATCCACATAGACTTCCATTGCCTCAAACACTTCGTCATATGTAATAGGATATCGTGCTGTGACTCTATCGAAATTTTTTGTTTCGATAACTTCATCTATCACATCTTTCAGAGGAACCAGACTAGGAATAAAGCATAGGGTATTCCTGGGACCACGGGGTTCAATACGTTGCATTTTTTACCTCTTGTTTACAATGTTCATGAATTCGGAACGAGCCTGATGGTCCTCCTTGAAGCAACCACCTAACTTACTTGTTACTGTGCTAGATCCTACATCCTCCACACCTCTGCTCTTTACGCAATAGTGTTGAGCATCTACAACCACAGCTATATTATCTGTTTCCAGAATATATTGCAAAGCATAGTAAACTTGTTCAGTAAGACGTTCCTGGATCTGTGGACGTTTAGCAAAGTACTCAACAACTCTGTTTAGTTTGCTCAGGCCCAGTACCTTCTCATTGGGAATGTAACCAACTGTAGCCACACCATCAATTACAACAAAGTGATGTTCGCAGTTGGACTGAACGTTGATGTTGCGCTCTACGACCATCTCATCATAGTTCATTTTGTTTTGTACTGCTGTGCACTTGGGGAATGCTTCATAATCCAAGCCCCAGAAGATCTCATTCACATACATCTTAGCCACACGCTTGGGTGTGTCCTGTAGACTGTCATCACTGAGATCCAGTCCCATGACATTCATGATATTTGTGAAGTGTTCCTCGATAAGATCAATTTTATCTGTGCGAGTGAACCCATTGTCTGCTACTGGTGTTTCAACGCCCATCTTTACTAGGTGTTCATGAACTTTGCGACCCAGATCTGGGTCAGTTTTGGTCTTATTATAAGCCATTTGTATCTCCTTCCTTACGCGGATTTATAGTTTGAATTGTATTTGTTACCTTTGTGTAACATTATTATTTATCTGAGTCTATGTTTAAAATTACTAAATTATAATTCTGGATACCCAGTTTGATGCAGTATCTTCTGCAAAGTGAATGCTATGTCCTTTTAAAGTTCTGACTTCCACTAAATTTCCTTCTTCCCAAAGTTCGCATAGTAAATCCTGATTTGAATCTTTATAAATGAGTGCTCTGCGACTTCCATTAGCTTCAAAGTGCCCGTTTATAATAGCATGACCAGACTGACTTGTCAAATGTTTGTTATCCATTATTGCTCCCAGGGAAATACAATCCACTCTGGATCCAGGTCTTTGTTGATCTTTTCCGCACTGTAATCCAGATCCTTAAAAATACTAGAGGCATTGTCCATGAGACACGCATATTTGACTTGCTTCTCTGCCTCCAAACTGTATTCTCGAATCTTATTCTGTATCCAGATAAGTGTTTCGCCACTATCGTTGATGTCGTCCACAAATAGTGTTTTAAAGTTTGGTTGTGATATCTTCTTTAGCAATGTAAGGCTCAGCACAGGATGCTTTACTGCATCATCTCTGAAACTTACCTTAGCCATTTCACAGGGTATTCCTGTTATGTTTGACATCCAAACTGTGGGTATTGCACCGCCTCTGACTACTCCCACAATAAGATCAGGTTCAAAGCTATCATTTTTAAATGCTGTTATTACTTTTCCGACCTGATGGTCTATGGTAGTCCAAGTTACATATCGTTTGTTCATTTCTTTTTACTAGTCTCCCATGCCCAGGCGTCAGCAATAATTGTGTCTAGATTTCTGGTAGGCTGCCAGTCTAGAATATGTTGTGCCTTGATGTTGTTAGCAAATGTAATGTTAACATCTCCTGGCCGCTTGTTACCTACTTTATAATCCACAGTTTTTCCCGTGACTGCCCCAAAGCGTTCGATAACTTCTAGTATGGTATGGGTATGCCCCGCACCTATATTGAATACATCTGTGTTACCACCTGCGTTCAGATACTCCAGAGCCTTGACATGACCCTCTACAATATCCATGACGTGAGTGTAGTCTCTGGAAGTTGTGCCGTCTTTTGTGGCATGGGTATCACCAAACACAGTAAAGGTTTCTGATTCGTTTACTGCTTTACAAAGCACAGGAATCAAGTGAGTGGGTAATTCATCCTTAGCTGTTACATAGCCTATACCATTTTTAGTGTCTGATCCTGCGGCATTAAAGTATCTGAGGCTCACGCTCTGAAGATTATGGGCTGTGGCGTAATCCCATAAAATATCTTCAACAATGCTTTTGGATTTAGCATAAGGACTTACTGGCGTCTTAATAGTATGATCTTCTTCAGCACCCACCTGAGCAGACTTCATGTTATCGCCATATACACTACTGCTAGATGAAAACACAAACTTCTTGACGCCTGCTTCCACAGCATGGTTAAGCAGACTCACAGTGTTTGCTACATTGTTCCAGTAGTATGTACCTGGATCAGTAACACTACCCTCTACTGTGTGCGACGCTGCTAGATGTATAATAGCATCCGGCTGTAGTAATTTAATTAGTCCCCTGACCTGATGATTATCTAATTCAAAGGGATATTGCGTAACACCAGGAAGTTCTCGCTTCACTCTATCAATGTTTACTACATTGTATCCCTCTTCAACAAGTCTTAGGCATGTACTAGCACCAATAAATCCACTGCCGCCTGTGACTAGGATTGTTTTTTCTTCATCCATTTTTTTCACCTTGACCAAACCAGGTCTCTAAAGGATCACAGTTTAGTTCAACCTGATCCTGATACTGCTGTTGTAAGGCATCACACACCATGATGACACTTTCTTCGTGTGTATCGAACAAGTACTTTTCATCATACAGTTCTGGATACACTAACCTATTGGGTAATACTGGTGTACATCCCAACACTGCGGCTTCAGCAATGCCAAATCCGAAATTCTCTTGCAGAGCATAACTAACCACACACTTACTCTGAGCTAACAATTGATAATACTGATCTTTACTTAGATCCAAGTCCTGAGTTTTGACAAATTCTATGTCATCTCTGTCCAAGACTTCTTTCACTCTTAGTTCTAACTTGTCAAACAAATGAGGTTGCTTTTCATCGCAAATCCTGCCGTTGAATATAACTATGTCAGATTTATTTGAGGTATCATACTTGCTAATATTTTCATAGTCAACTGGCAATCCTGACACCACAAACTTACTGGGGTCTACCATACGCTTTTTAATAATATCATCTCTGATAAAGTTACTTGCGCAGTAAATGGTTTCGGAAATATCAAAAATAATGTCTTCAAAATTCTTAGCCCAGCGTTCCATGTCCCTCACAAAGTCAGTATCTGTGAAACTACCCGCATGTATAACACCAGTTATTTTAGCATCTTTTTTATGAAAATAGTTCATGTAAGCGATGCTTTCAATACCTGGAAACCAAATATCCGAAAAGAAAAATCTATCGTCGTCCCTGATCAAATCCTGCTCATATAGGTCTGCAATCATCATTAGCTGATTAGCTTTAAATTTACTTGTAAAAGCAGCGTTTAGAAAGCATCCCTCTGGGAGCGGAGCCGCTTCCAATTTGGGCATGATTTTAATAAATTCCATATTGTTAGTCACAAAGTGATTAGTGATATCACGGTCCATGTGGACCGTGTACCTACCATCAATATGCTCCAGGGGCACGTAGATTATTCTACTCATAGCGAGTTCTTTTTATCCTGAATCTCTGCTCTGCGTGTTTTGGATAGTTTGCCCATCTCGCCCAGTGCTTTGCGGGCCCTTGCCGCCGCCGCCTTGACACCCTTGGTTTCAAATGCTTCATTTTCCACCAGATATGCTTCGTACATTGCTTTAATTTGTAAATGAGTCTCAGTCATGTTATTCTCCTTTTTGATACTCGATTTCGCAACCGTTTTCATTGTCTTCGGCTACGCTTATTTTCAGCCAACGATTAGGAAATTTATTCCGTATCGTATTTGCTAAATCATCTGCGATCATCTCGCAAGATTTGTAGTCCAGTTGTAGTTCTGTATTACCATACAGTCGCTCCAACCATCTTTTGAATTGTATAAATTCAATATCTCTGTCATTGTGAAATACTTCAATCCACACTTTGAAGTGAAATATGTGTCTGTGTGGGAAACCCAGAAAGGACACATCATCCCAACTACCTGTTGCTAACTTGGGATCAGTGTCCGCACCTGGATACTTGTGTATGCCTTCTTTGGTAAATGTTACCCAAATACTACGCATTTAAATTACGCTCGAGAATTTCTATTTCTGCATCTTTTCTGGCCTGCCAATCTTCTGATGTTCTGGCTACGCCTTTGGCGTTGGATTTCTCAGTGAATACGGAATTCTTAAGGCGCTGTAATGCCCCCATTCTGCGGTTGTATGAATTTTTTTTGTGTATCATGTGTTGTCCCCGTCATTATATTTAACATCTGTTTTATCAAAACGCTTAGTTCCTGAAGTTTTAAATGCATTTGTAATCGCACCCACACCAAAACCTATCATTAAAAGTATGATTATTACTATTCCAAATACTTCCATTATAGTTCCTCAGCGATGCCTACCAATTCTGCTATTAGTAATCCACCTGATAAAACTTGTATGGACAAATCATACGAGCATAAAAAGGCAAACACACAAGCGCCCATGCGCAACACACTTTTCACTAAGCTCAGATAAAAATGTCTTTTACCTGGGTCCTTCGTCGCGACTGTCATTGTCACCCTCATCAATAAGTATTGCTGGATCTTCCGTAGGCTTAACACAACAATAAATAAATGTTAAACATCCTAAAAATGTAATAATAAAGCTTATGGCAATTACTGCAATCCTGTAACCTTCTGAGCTTAGGCCGCCATCTCTTAGTCTGTTGTTAGTCCAAACTATGGTAATTAAAAATGTATATAGCAACATTAATACACATCCCACTGCTATAGCTGTTAAAATACTTTCCATATGAATGGCCGCATCAAATTTCATGTGAAAAATGCCGCCCACCAACCATAACAGTGTTAGTGCGATATTATTAAAAATATAGTCCCCACGGGTCATGGGAGCATTCCAAGCCGGCAAAAAATGCCAGTTAATGCTATTCATCATTTTCATATTCCTGTATATCCTTGATGACTTCCAGCAACTCTGTCAGAGCATCCTGATCTTCATCCGCATCAAGCTCTATTGTGATTTTTACTTTCATAATGTATTATACACTTTTGTTTACTATATGTCAACCTTCAAAGTCTCCGGTCATGATGTCATGATTCATGAGTTCTTCTCTAGTCTGTTCTGACTCTTCGAATGTATCAGGTTCATCAAAGAACATACTACGAGCGCCAGCATGATTGTCCATGTTGCCTTGTCCAAAGCTCACATCATCTAACAAGGTGTAACGATACTGTTCGATCAGTTCATATGGATTAGGGCAAGCTGGGTCCAACACATCACGGACAAAACTGTCGATCATTTCAATGTGATAGGGGACATAGGGACTAAACTCATTGGTATTTTTAGTCTTTTTGTCATTCACATAATCAGTGTAGTGGATATTACCTCTGAATCGCTCAATGTCAGCCAACCTGTTAGCCTCTTGTACAGCGGTCAAATGATTATATACACTGTGAGCCATGTAGTAAAGATAACTGCTAGTATCCCAGGATGTGCTGTCAGGGCCCTTGGCTTTGCCGTTCTTGTCCAGATCGCCTTCTGCCATATAACAGATATCACCAGCAGTGAGTCTTTCCATGATGGGACTGTGAGCAAATGGCATGGGCATTGTGCTACCCTTGAGTTCCTGGCTGTCAATAGCACCTTCCATGAAGTAGCCAAATCGCTTGGGACTAAAGTAGTTATAAGAGTATGTGCTACCATATGCTGTGTTAACAAAGGGCGAAGCCGCATCAAAGCTCACACAAATCTCTGGACTATCATGCTTTCTGAGCATTCGTTGTATGCTAGTTAAGTAGCAGGCCCAGTTTAATTTGCCTGTGCCCAGGAAGTGTATCCAACCCTTGCCTTCAAGTAATCCATCCTTGCGTAAATCCAGGATGCGCTTGAGTGCCAGATACATGGTGCTCTTGTTGTTACCAGCGAAAGCGAAGCCTTCCAAGGCTAGATCAGGATTGCCATACTTCTTACCTACCCACTTAGGATCTGAATACATCTTAACACTTTCATACCAATGGTCTGACGATGCTTCGTCGTTACCTGATAAGATGTTCATAAACTTACATGCACCAGGAGTACGATGCTTCATGTAGTAATCCAGATTGAGTAGGGTAATATCCACAGCATCCTGAAAGTCAGTGAGTCCAGTACGCTTGTTCATGGGGGGGATACATGCCACAGAAGGCACATCCAATGTCATTGCCCAGTCACACTGATCTTCTTCCCAGGCTAATATGGTCTCACATAGTTTCTCTCGAGCAGGATCGCCTGGATTTTTTGCTGTGTCCCATTCCATTTTGATAACACCAGTAGCTACCTGGAAACCACCCGAGTCCCCCACTAATACAGTCTTTGACCTGTCACGGTCATCGATCATGGGCTCTTTGCCCTTCTTGTTAAGGTCTAACTGGGCGTGTCCTGCCGAGTATAATCCATAGGGATAATGATAGTACGAGTCCTCTGACTTTAGAAAGTCTAAACCCTCGTTGCCTAGTTCAAAGCCCTCTGGAACTCTGCCATCCTGCTCTGCCAGAGTATACAGTTGCTTTACATAGAAACTGGATATTGCTGGCAGAAAGATTGCATAGTCTGATTGTGTCTTACCTAAATCCTTCATTTACTTACTCGCTGGTAGTAGGTATGTGTATTCCCCAACGCCTGAGTCTACCACAATTTGTAGCAAGCCCTTCTGGTTAAAGCTCATGGTTACATTGGCATTTTCTGCCAAACGGCAAATCTTTAGTACAATGCCAAGTGGCCACTGAAAGTCATGTGTCATATCACCAGTTACTGCCTCTGCTACTCTTACCCTTGTGCGATCACTTCCTGAATCACCAATCAGGAAGTACAAGTTACCATCTTCTGTTTTGGGCGTAAATGTATCTTCCAAGTCCAGGGCACTTGAGAAGAAGTTTAAGTCCTTGAGCATCTTAGCACTGGGATTGATTTCTACATCATAACTAGCACCCTTAAAGTTAATAGCCTTGAGTTGCTGGTTTACAATTTCTGCGGCCATGAACCTATAGTTTGCTGTGGCATCTGGACAATCAAACTTTACCTCGGCCGGCACATCTTCGTCGTTGCGTTTCTGTGTTGTAATCTCCACTGTGGCAGTGTCTTCTGAGTATCCGGGATACTCTAGGAAGCGAGCCAGTGTGGCCATACGGCTCAGGCCCACTGTGTTGCCTACAAAGTCAGGCACGGGGTTCTTTAGTTTGCCCTTCAAGATCACAGTCTTATCTGCATCCACAGTTTCAATCTCTGTGGACTCCATTGTGCCACTTACTTTGACCATCTCATAGATACCCAAGGCATGAGTATGTCTAAGGACATCTTTGAGTGTGTCAGTAATATAGTTGTTAGCCATTATTGTTTGTCTCCAGTTAGATTAGTTTTACTATTATAGCATGTAGTATTTAGGTCTGTCAAGTTTAGATTCTGCTTTTTATTGTTCTTTCTCTCAAAATGGACTCTGATAATGGTTTTGCGTGTTAAAGCAAACACAGTAAAAAATAACGTGAGCATCAAACTTGTATAGAAAGCTCCTAGACCAATTTCAAATGCAAATGCTACCAGAACAAAATTCAGAGGAACATTAATACAGAAAGCAATACCTGTATCGGCCAATGCTTCTTTAAATGCTCTAAAATAAGGTCTCTCTTCTATATCCATTACCTAGTAAATTAGACTTTGCATCTAATCCTCCCCACATCCTGCCTTAAAATATCTTTCTATAGCTAGTTTACAACTATAAAATACTAAGTAGAATCCTGCTATAAAACTTGCTATTAAAAATGTAAACAACCAGTTTATGGGATCTGCTAACATCATAAACATATTGACATATACTGCGGCATCAGATTGTTCAGATGCTGTGTTATAGTATGGGTTCTCGTCACTTTCCCATTTAGCGTCGGCATCTGCCTTCCACATTTCTGCTTCTTCTTGATACTCCTCAGTGATGGTAATTAGTTCTTCCCATTCTTCACCACCGACTTCGCCTGTGTATTCATATACATTTATACAGCCATCTATTAAGCATGATTCCTTAACTTCTTCATATGTTACCCTGTAGGTTACGGCATTCACAATAAAGCCTACAAACAATGTGTAAACTATACCTGCTAGTATGTAATACCTAGTCTTCATAAAATTTAATTTCCTGTTGAAGCATAGTATGCTTTTTTCTGGCTAACCTAAGATACTTTATCAAACCATATAAACTCAGGGAGAACCAAAATACTTCTATTACCATGCTTGCCAAATTAAAATTATATATCAAACTAATAGTAATCAATATTGCTACAATCATGTTGTTAAAACTGTACCAAAATCCCTTGGGATCTATGCCGTCAAATTGCAGTAGTCCATATGTACTGATAAGCAATGACACGCCCATGAGCCCTATGATATCAGAAAAGCCTATTGCTATCATCCGAAATCAAAAAACTCTTGTAGAGCCTCTGCCTCTGTGGCTCGGTCTAAATTAAAATTCATAGCACCCAACACGTTTTGTATCTTCTTTTCTAACACGCTCTCTAGCATACCCTCGTCATCAAAAGGCAGTTCCCTGAACCAGTCAGGTAAGTTTTGCTCGTCTGTGGGATATGCGATGTTTGTATAGCCCATGGCATTGTTTTTAAGTTTGCACACTATGACCTTCATGCCATCAGTAATGCTTTGACTATAATTGTCTGACATTGCACTCTTATACTCGTTCCAGTTAATGCTAGCTCTGACGTGTCCAGGGATCATGTTGTTCTCTTTGACTACACCCTGATATCTGGCAATCTTCATGACATCCTTGCCGCGCATCTTTGCTAATTTCTCTCCATAGGTTGTGAGATTGTTCACACGCTTGGGCATGCCTTTACGCCAGGGCTCCATGTTTTTAAAAACTTCACGAAACTCTTTGATCTCAGCAATAATTTGCTCTTCTGTGTGTCCACTCAGAGCATGATCCAACAATCCTTCTAAAAAGTCCTGCACAAACTCTGGAGTATCTGAACGCTTGATATCCATGCCCATGATCTTGAGCTTGCCGCCTTCGGGCTGATATCCTTCTATGTCCAAACACTTAATGGCATAGCGTTTCTTTGTAATAAACACCCCTGATCTGCCCACTACCTCACGGCCCGCCTTCATGACCTGACCTGCTTGTAAGGGCACGTTGAACTCTTTCTTTAGGAAGCCTGGGAACGTACTGCTCACGTCATCTGAAATTTTGTCATAGAGTGCGATAGCACTATCCATATCAAGTTCCTGACCTGCCTCAAGTGCTGGTTGTGCGCTGAAGTATACACTATCTGTATCGCCATACACTACTGTAGCACCTTCATGATCGTACTCGCCAGTAAGCATGCGATTTGTCTCTGCACCCATGTGACGTGTGATCATACGTCCAGTAAGTGTGGTAGATTGTCCTATGCGTTTATCATAAAATCTACATCCAGGGTTTAGAATTGCACCATAAAGTGAGTTTAGGTTAATCTTCTTGACTAACTGTCGCTTATCCCAAAACGCAATTTGCTCTGGTGTTGTCGCCTCTTTCTTTTTGGCCTGTAGTTCCTTGCGTTCAGCATACCAACGTTCAAGCAATCCAGGCACAATACCCAGGAAGTCTGTTTTAAATATTGTGCCATTCGCGCTTATGTTCCAGGGTTGGTTACTGTTAAACACCAGATGATAGATATCACCGCCAGTTACCTCCATGACTTCGCCAGTTTCCATGCGAAGTTGTAGTGGTACCTGACTGTCCTTCTTCATTATAAGCTCATATTCATTGCTTGCAAACTTATTGTTCCAGGCATCACTAAAGCTCATGGCTTTGCGAATCTTTCCGTTACCGTTGGCCCAAGTGCCAGACATCTTCTGTTCTATTTCAGTTTCAGTGAGATCTAGACTTACCTGTGCTACAATAGTTTCTGGTGCCATGTTCAGAGCCCTAAACACACTGGGATACAGAGAGTTTATGTCCATGCTGCCTATCCATTCATGATAACCCTTCTTGGGATGTGCTACATAGGCTCCTGCGGCCCTGTCCCTCTCTGCTCTTTCTCTGGGTCTGTCTGGTACGACATAACCTCGTCTGTGAGCTTCGTTAATAATTGCTTGTTCAGTTGTGGCGACGGCGCCCGAGGTTGTCGCCAGAAGCACAGTATTATCATGAGCAATAGTATTTGCCAAATCAATAAACTGTAATTTAAGATCCAGCTTATGCAATAGCATAACGTCCTGTATGTTGTATTCCAAAAATTTTTCATAGTCGTATTTGTATAGTTTATCCAAACTACCCTCGTAAGCTACCTTCTTTTCTCCGACCTCCATCTCACCAATATAATCCAGCCTATAGCTATGACGCTCCTCATAATTATATTTTCGGTATAAATCCAGGTAGTCTAAGTGAACTCTGCCACATATGGTATAGCCGTGCTGTTCCTTGCCAAATCGCTCATATACTTTTTCCCTGGGCAATTGATCCCACAGGCATATTCTGCGAGTCTCTTGTTTTCCCATGACTTTCTTGATACGGTTAATGGTATAGGGAATGTCATATCCGTCTGAGTTCCAACCACTGAGAATATCAGCATCCCCAATGAGGACCAAAAACATGTCAAGCATTTCCTTTTCTGTTTTGCACAGTATCACTTCTGGTAGTTTTTCTGCGATATTTGTCGCCTGTTCCCAGTTGAGTGTTTTTGGCGGAACGCTTAGGCATATCATGGCATTCTGCCACTGAAGATATACTCCAATAGCAGTAATAGACGAAAAGGCCTCCTCAGGGGATGCATAACCTAGCACAGGGTCAAAGTCAACCTCTATGTCAAAAAATGCAGTGTTTAGTTTAGGGGACTCTGCATTGCTGTAATGCTTACTAAGTGTTTTAAAAACGGGCTTGATATCACTTTCATATGTCTTATTATTGTTCATGATAGCTTGGTTTTTGCGGAACTCCTTGAGATTTCTGCATTTGACCTGACTAACTGCTTCACCATATATGCTGTGATATCTGCCCTTGGGATCCTCTACATAAAAGTCATACTCTGGTTTGTGGTCAACTAATATTCGATCACCGTCCACGCGCTCAACAACTCGCACCAGATCAGATTTTTTATCGTAAATCGCATCTATATACATAAGTTAATTATACTATACCTTTGTGGGATCGTCAAATACTCCACTTATTAATATCACTGAGTATGCTTCTGGTGTGAATCTGAATTCTACATCATTATAGTGGCCTGGGGAAAATCCAGGGCGCGCTCTGCCATAGCTGGGTTTTTCAATCATGAACTCAGTAGATTCTATGCCAACTTGATCATAAAGCCACCGAGTACAATTATGAATTGTGATACCGTATGATGTAGATCTACCCATAACAAAAGCCAGATTGGATTTACTTATCTTGATGCTTCTGCTTTTGTTTGTTTCCCAAAATTCCTTTTCAGATGTTTTTGAAAAGTAGGTTTGGGTCACAGAGTGCGGCCAACAGTCTCCAGGATAGTTTCCAGCTCATCATATTTGTCCTGTTCGTCAGTCCAAGCAGCTTTGTGAGCAATTCTGATTGCCTTGTTTAGAACTCCTGGTTTGAGATCCATCTCCTCAGCCACAGCCTTTACAGTGTCTCTGAGACCCTCCTTGAGTGTGTCTATCTCATAGGATACCTGACACCCCTCGTCAATCAATCGCTTGAGTCTAGCTTGTTCTTCTCCGTTAAAACTTCTGTTAAATGCCATGTTTGTTTTCCTGTGTGTCTATAGTGATATTTATATCCTGTATGGATTTTACACTATCTGAACTGGTTTTGTCAACCTCCAGCTGTACAAAAAATGGCTTGCCTGGCCATGATCTGAAGGCAATTTGGTTAAGTAATTTGGGATCTGTGATGGCTTGCTGAGTATCAGGATCTATGAGTAAAAACAGGCCACGCTCAAGCACAACCTGAAAGTTTTTCATTAGGTTGTGACGTAACCAGGCTCGATTACTTTGGGTTCCGAGCCACGAGTATGAAGTGTTACAGGTTCTGGACCAGTATAATGAAAAACTACTTTGTGATCTTCTGGATCGTTGTGATTACCAATTTCATAATCCTTTTTAGCAAAACCCAGATCAATAAGATCGCTCCAAGAGTATCCACGGCTAGTCCATCCTGCATTGTTAATACTGGGGCGCTTGCCTGCTTTGATGTCAGCTTCTAACTCACGAAGTCTGTCGGCATCCTTCTCTATTAGGTTGTGAAAAATTTCTGCAATCTTCATTATATCTCCATACTACTTTCTACGTCATAGTCAAAGTCGAATTCTTCAGCAAGGTCAGAGGCAATAGATTCTCCCTCTTGTTCTGCTATTTGTTCCTGTGTGATTATCTCATATATGTTGCGACCATCAGCCGCATCATAGTGTGTTACTTGTACAGCTACAACTTCTTGGTCATCTGTAAAAGCACTTGCTAGTTTGGTTGGCACATGAGTCTGAACGATGTCAAAAAACTCTATGACATCTTCGTCCTCCAGTTGCTCTGGGGTAATCAATCTAACAAAGTGCTTTACAAATGGCATAATTAGTATTGTTGTCCTGCAGTCAAGAATCTGGCCATGGTCAAATTACCAACATCAGTGGCATTGCCGTCTGATGCAAATGGGAACTTATCGATTGTGTTTACAACGGATACAGCATTACCACCTGATGTATAACCACTTGCAGTTGATGATTGACCTGCTGGCTTGGTTCTGCTCTCAGTCAAATCACCCACATCTGTGGCATTGGCATCTGATGCAAATGGGAACTTATCAATTGTGTTGACATTGTTACCAGGCATGTAGCCACCAGATGTATAACCACTTACATCTGATGATTGCCCTGCTCCTTCACGTCTACCCTGAAACAAATCACCCACATCAGTAGCATTACTATCTGATACAAACGGAAACTTTTGGATTGTGTTTACAACGGTTCCAGTATTACCACCTGATGTATAACCATGTGTTGTGCTCGATTGACCTGCTAGTGTACGGTTACCTGCAAGCAAATCCCCCACATCAGTGGCATTGCCATCTGACGCAAATGGAAACTTGTCTATAGTATCTTTATAGCTCGGGGAACCAGTTGGAACATTACCGCCTGATGTATAACCGCTGGAACTACTGGATTGGCCTGCCGGAGCCCATCTAGCAAGTGTTACATCACCCACATCTGTGGCATTGGCATCTGATGCAAATGGTAATTTCTCAATCACATTGGTGACATCACCATCCCAACCTGCAGAAGTATAACCACTTGTGGTTGATGATTGCCCTGTTACGCCTTGTTTTGCCACCGTCAAATCTCCCACATCAGTGGCATCTGTATCACTTGTAAAGCTAAACTTGTCTATGACATCCCTGACATTTGAATCATCAGTTGACCCGCCTGTTGTGTAACCATAGTTACTACCTTGAAAAACATAAGGGGCTGGTGTTGGAGAGGGCGCACCACCTGTGCCCATATTTGCTCCACCTGTGAGTGTTGCTCCGCCTGTGATTGTTATTGCCATTTTTAATCTCCCAGTTAATTAATTTATTTACCTTTGCTCCAAGCCTGCGCGCCAAAGAATGCGGCCACAATGCCTGCTACAGCTACAAAGTAAGTAGGCGCCATATCACCCAAAGTCTTTTGTGCTTCTCCCAATCCTGCTAAACTGGCAGCCACCACAGCAAATGGATAAAGCAACATTCCAAACAATGAAAACCATGCCATTTTCCTCTGGGCATCCCTCATTGCATCAGCATCCTCTAGTTCCTTTCGTTTGAACTCCAGATGCATGTCCATTTCCTGCCTGCTAATATGCCCGTCACCATTTAAGTCAACATCCTCCATGCCTTCCACAGTTTTAAAACCACGATCATCATATTGTGGCCCTGTGGCTGCAGGTGCTGGCTCTGCTGACGCTTTGGCCTTTAAGGCATCATATTCAGCACGACTCATGCTAACTTCATTTGCAGATTCTGCCATAGTTCTCTCCCCTACTGTCCTATGTAACACTATTTATCCAGAAACAAAAAAAGGGCCATATGGCCCTTTTTAATCATGGGGATAAACCTACAAAAAATTAATTCTTTTTAACATGGTTTCTTTTCCACCATGATAATTGCTAACCTCATGTTTTTTAATCCATCCAGTTAATTTTATGCTATCACCCTCTTTGATATTGCCAATATTAGTTTCGGGAATAAAAAACTTTACAATATTTTTATGAGATTCTGACGCACAAATCAGATAGCTTTTAGTTCTGCTAAGATAACGAATATTTTCTATTACTATATCAAAATGTGATTTACAATGTAGCTCCCCCACATAGTCACTGGTTTTAGCTAGCCGAGACTCACGTTCCTCCCAGATTTCCTGACTGACTTTCCTTTCATAGACATTGGGAAAACTGGCAACTCTGCCAAGTTCCTTGTGTGAAATACTAGTTCTACCAACTATATCCAAAACAGATAGCTCAAAATTTGTCAAAGATCTTTCAATAGCTATGAAACCAAAACCTCTGAGTAACTCTAAAATGTTTTCTGCTTTTTCATAATGATACTCTGATACATCTATTTTTTCACGGTCTTCTGGATCGACTTTTTGTGAGGGGAATAACTGTCTGTACAATCTGGCGCTATTTGTAATAGGATTACCTTTGCCATCTATATTGCTTATTTTTTCAGACGTCATTGTAGTGTAATCTGTCGTGGCTTTGCTTTGAAAACCATATTTTTCGTGAATTGCTACGCTGAGTACCAATGCTTGTATTAGCGGAATATTGTGTCTATCCATTATTATGCTACTGCTCCTAAACGATTCCAGGCAATAGCATTGTCCGCCGACTGATCATAGTTAGTGCTACCCTTGAGCTTGCGGGGATCAGTCTTGACGTAGGGCTTACCCCAACGTCCCATTTCAACATCCAGGTAAAATGCAGTGTCGAAATAGTCAGTCATGGCGTCTGAGCGATCATACCACTGTCGTTCCGAACCAAACTTGATAACCTTTATCACTGCCTCAAGCAAGGGGATAACATGAGGCTCATAGTGCATACCAACGTGATACTGGTTAACAGTTCTACCGCCCTTGGGGCTGTCAAAGTCCAGGGGGCCTGACATGATACTAACATTGATACTAGTACTACCGGCATGACTTTTGCGAACCATAAATTTAAAGTCTGGAAAAGCTATCTTAAGAGCTTCGCGAGTCTGCTTAATTTGTTGTGATGTAACGTATGCCATGGGCTAATTCCTTGTATATTTACTTAACTATCTTACTATAATAGCACAAATCTCAGATTTGTCAAGCGGTAAATGCTTGATTTCCTTGATAAAATATCATCAAGGAAATCAATAACTTATCAATTACTAGCAGATACTTGCCTGATGTTTGTAATTGCATATCCCCTGGGCACTTGACATTCTACCGCAAAAGAACTACTATAGGGATCAGTCACTGCCACAGGTTCAAAAACGTGGGTGCTTTCGCCAGTGTTTGTATTACTAGGGTCAATACTAAGACTGATTGTATCTTCTACGTTGCCCTCATATACTTCCACTAAGTCACATCTGATATTATAATTTCCTACCCCGTTAGTAATGGGTAAAATAGTAACTTCGGCCGCAACCATGCTCGACCCGCTAGCTCTGTTTATGGGACACAATGCCCATACACTACCAGTGTTGGAGTTGTTCTGAAATCCTCTGAAATTTATCTGATAATCGTGCTGTACACTTCTGGACCTTGTGCAAAGACCCCCGTGCGAACTCATATCAAGGGAATCAGTAATACTTGGCACAATTGGCGGCTGAGTTATACCAGCACCGTTAGGAGTATCGTCACAGGAATTACCCACACCATCTTTATCAGAATCTATTTGGCTTGGATTGTATATGTTTGGGCAATTATCTGAATTGTTAGAAAAGCCATCACCATCGGTATCAGGATTGCCACCACTGCTACTGCCACCACTGCTACTGCCACCACTGCTACTGCCACCTGAATTAACTGCACAACCCTCTGAATCCACTTCTGTTCCATAGGGAGTGTTGGGACAGACATCATAATAATCGTCTACGCCGTCGTTGTCAGAATCTTTGGGGGCGTTGTCATCTGAGCCGCCTTGGCTTGACCCATCCTGTGGACCGTTGTATGCTGCTACCCAGTTTCTGGTTTCGTTAAGACTGCGAGCATTGTCTGCCTGTTCCTCTAGTCCGCAGGGTTGATTATTGCAATAGATGTCTGGATTACTAAATGTTCCGGTCTCAGCATCACCATAGCTCATTACTGTGCTTGTAACATCCCAACCCTGCTGATTGCGGGTATTGTAACCCATGCTGTACCAAAAATGGAAACCCTGACCTGCATTTGAATTGTCATGATCACTGCCAAAGTTATGAGCTATTTCATGAGCAAATGTCTCCCCACCATGGCAAACTGTGACTCCATATCCATCGCGCCAATCCCAGCGACCCTTGTATCCTCCAATGTAACTTACGCCACACATACCTCTGCGGGTATCGATGCTTACAAACGCATGAACTAAATCAGCACCAGTTTCTTTTTGTTTTTGAACAATATTTCTAAACTGACTAGTTCTATTGCCCATTTTATTTAAGGTGTTAGTAGCCTTTTCTACACCTATGTTGATGCTTTCATAACCTACTAGGTTTAGTCTGATGTAAACTTTACTGCGAGAAAAAATATTATTTGCAAAAGCTATTTCAGCATCTAAAAACGCGCGATGGTTTGGTATTGTATCGTCTACATAGGCATACAGATCAATATATGTAATCGTACGATCGGCCTCGCCTGTGTACCATTTACCGTAATTGTTACCATGAATATCCCAGATCATATTTTTCCAACCAGGATTGTGCCAACGATCGCTGATATTGGAATCCTGCGCGGTTAGTCTGTCCTCACCGTATAATTTCCTAACTATGACGTCGTTTTTTTTAACTCTGCCAGCACGTTCCAATTCACCATTGGGCTTAACTCTGAAATTTTTGCCATCCATGCGAACGTTGCCAGCAAACTCGCCATTGTCAGCCTGAACAATAGTCATGCTATCCCCGTCAGTGTTGTGACCAGATACTACACTATTTCCAAGTTTTCCACGTCCCACACGCTTAACACGAAAATTTCTTTCACCTATCTCCATGAATGTGTCAATTTCTGGCTCTGCCCAATTTCCTATCCTGAGATTATCACCTCCGGCATGGGAATTATACGACCACACAGATACCATAATTGCAAGTATTAAAAATTTGTACATCTGACTATTCCTGAGTAATGATTGTTAAAACATTATATAATATGATCGTATAAAAGTCAAGTAAATCTTAAAAAACGGTCGCATAATTTTAAGATAGAAAAGGGGGTCTGTGACCCCCTCATGTATGTATGTAGTAGATAGATTGTTTAGAAGTTTATTTTATATGATACCCAAATTGTATCATCATCTTCCATGATTGATGCATCGTCAGCGTCGAACCAGGTCCAGCCCAGATTGATGTCGCCACCAAAATGATTACCCAGTGATGTGCTAACACCAAAGTTTGCACCACGATCTTCCCAATCTCCATAGGAAATATTCAGGTATTTTAGTGCATCTGTGCTAACTTCCCAATAATCAGGAGCATCCTCTAAACCAGTGTGATATGCAGCTTCAAACATTTCATGTTTTACTTTGACTGCAACTTCCTGGAAGTCTTCGAGTTTGTTATCCCAATCGTCACGGAACGAATAATCATGATACTCAACAGAAGTATGAAAACCTTCTATTACTTCCTTACCATAACCGGCAAGCATTTTTGCCATCATTTTCGCATCACCATTTTGATCGTTCTGATGAACATCTAGTTCAGCATATGCGCCTTTCCAGTCTGCTTGTACTTTGCCATGAGCAGCAAGTCCACTATTCATAGTCATACCACGCATGAGATGATCGCTCTTAAGACCAACATGACCACTAATTTCTGGCTTAGCCATAACACTAGTGCTTACTGCGAGTCCAACCATAATTGCTAATAATTTTTTCATAAAATACTCCTTTAGTTGGAAGTTCTACTTCCTGAAAGTATTTACAAGAAAAAACCACAAGATATAGTGTCTATTCAAGGCACTAATTACAATCAGGCTGATTCAGGGTATATCGTTATGCTTGGTTTTCGTCGGGATTTTTAAAATTACTGGTTGGAGGCTCTGATAATTGCTGAAACATTTCATTGACATGCATGCAGATAAATATTTCGTCCCCAAAAGTTAACCAATTTCTTTCAATGCAATCCAGTTCTATTCCTATAATTATTTCCTGTTGTATTTGCAATAAATCATTCTGCTGCAGCATGATATCATAGTCCTGATCTAGCATGTATTTATACCCCACAGTACAAACTAAAGCGCTTGACAAAAACCCCAATAAAAATTTAAACATACTTTTCTCCCCACACATATATTTATGCGATAAATACATATATGAAAATAGACACTTCAGCAAGTTTTATCAAAGAAGCGGTTTTTCCAAAACATACATTTTCAGGTTCCATAGAACTCGAAGCAGGTCACATCAAATCTATAGTGGATGAAATACAATCCATGAAACTATACAATTATAACTGGGGCAAGTCAGCATGGAATTCTGACCCCAACGAAACCTGGAATATCACTGATAAAATTTCTAAAGTTGTTCCATTGATTAACAAACAACTTTTTGATATCGTAACCAATCATTATGGATATAAGACTGTTCAAAATAATTTTATTGTGGATAATAACAAATTTTTTCTGGAGTGCAGAAGATGTTTTCCAGTAATATTATATCCAGGTCATGATTTTCCATTGCAACATACCATGGGATATTTTTCTTGTATTACCATGCTAAGTTGCAGTGGGAAAAGTCATAAGCCTTATATTCAAAACATGGATAGTAGTCCCTATGCAGATGACAAAATAAGATTTTGGTATCCAAAAGAAAAACAACAAATTTTTATACCCGGTGGAACGCCCTGGGGCATAAGTTGTGGCAGTGATGAAACATATACCATAGCACTTGTGTCACATATTCTCAGAAAAAGACCCAGATCATAACTACAGAAATTTTATCCAAAAAAAGGGGGCCTAAACCCCCTTTTCCTATTTACTATTTTGAGCTATTATACCCAACCGTAGTAAACAGCAACACTCGCCGCACCTGCTGTTGGTGCAACCAAGTTGTTACTAGCATCACGGAAAGCAAGATCGATATCTTGACCTGCTGTCAGTGTTGTAGCACCATCACTTTCAATGATGTAAGTTCCTGTAGAGATATCAGCATCTGCATTTGCAACAAGTACTGAACCTGAACCATTATTTTCTGCAACAGTAATATGATCTACACTGCTTCCAGAGAATGCAACAGTAACTTTAACCACAACCTTCTCTACATAATATGTTCTACCAGCAGTGCTTGGAGCAGCAGCAATTGTTACTGTGCTTGAGCCTGTGCCTACAGAACCATTTCTGAGTAGGTTACCATCACCAGCGTTGTTATCGACATAGTCTTTAACTGCCGCTGAAGTTGGGATTGTAGTATCATTGTCATTGCTTGTGATACCATCCGCTTCGTCAACAAACTTAGTGACTGAGATAGACTCTCCTGAGTCAGTCAGTGTACCAAACGATACGTCACCAGTTAATGTTGCACTGGCACCATTAAAGTCACCACCAGTAAAGGTAGTAGCATTTACAGTAGCAGCACGTACTTCTTGCAGTACGCCATTTTCATCGCGGAATACAAAGTAATCAGTTCCTTCCAACCACTTGATTTCAACATTTGCGCTGGAACCACGGTTAAATTCAAAACCCACGTCCTGTGATGGAGCTTGCGTACCTGGGAGGTCAGCATTCATCACAATCACAGCATCGCCTGAAGTAATAGTGTTGGAATTAATGATTGTTGTGTTACCATTAACAGTTAAGTTACCAGTCATTACTGTATCACCAGTAACTGTCATGTCACCACTAATAGCAACAGTTGCTGCTGTGATGTCATCTGACAACAATGTGCCAGTAATTGTGGCATTGCCAGCAATTGTGACGTCGTCTGGTAAACCTATTGTTAATGTTTTGGTTGAATTGTCGTAACTTGTTTCAACTTCATTTGCAGTACCTGCAATGTCCAGCGTATCACTAGCAAAGGCAATGTTACCTGAGCCAGCGTCACCTTGGATTAGCATTGTAGTTGAAAGTGCACTTACTTCTGTATCCACATAGGCTTTGATGCTCTGTTGAGTAGCCAATGCTGTATCGCTGTCAGAAGCCATGTTGTCTTCGTCCAGGATCGCTGACATTGTAAGTGTGCCATCACTCAACTCATTGAATGTCAATGTATTTGTTGAAGTGATGTTGGCACCTGAAATAGTATCAGCACCAGCAATTGTACCGCCTGTGCCGCCACCCATAACGATAGCATCAGTTACATTTACATTACCTACGTCAATGTTACCTGCTGTAAGTAAATCAACACCTGAAATTGTACCAGTGCCTGCATTACCAACAGTAAGTGATTCAGCAAGATTCAAGTTACCTGCGTCAATATTACCAGAAACATTAGCACTAGCGATTGTGATATCACTATCAAGATTGATAGTTAATGTATCAGTTGCACTAGCTACTGTTGTGATGTTTGTACCACCAGTAAATGTTGCTGTATCACCGCCACTGACTGTCTCACTGCCACTATCACCGGCCATGGTCCAGGAAGTATTGATTGATGCATTGGATGCCGCAGTTACCTGACCCTGTGCATTAACAGTAAGAACTGGAATTTCTGTTGAACTACCATAAGTTTTGGCAGTTACACCAGTTGCATCCATGTTTACTGTGAGTGTTTGACCACTTGCAACTGAAGTAAGTCCAGTACCACCGTCGATTGTTAAGCTTTGGCTATCTAAGTCAACTGCACCGGTGCCGCTGTTACCAGCAAAATCCAGATCCTGTGCTGTTACTTGTGAATCGACATATGCTTTAACACTTTCTGATGTTGAAAGCGTAGTAGCACTAGCAGTACCCATGGTATCGTCATCAATGATACCATCCACCAGGAAGCCATTGACAGTAAGATTTGCACTTGCTGTAAGCGAACTTGCTGAAATAGTATCTGCACCTGTGATAGAACCACCTGAGCCAGCACCCATGACAATAGCATCAGTAACATTAACGTTACCAGCATTTACATTACCCGCTGTGAGTACATCAACACCTGAGATTGTACCAGTACCACCAGTACCAACTGTTAGTGAGTTAGTTAGGTTCATGTTTCCTGCGTCTACATTACCAGAAACATTAGCGCTATCAATTGTAATATCACTATTAAGATTGATAGTCAGTGTATCAGTAGCTGATGCCGCTGTTGTAATGTTTGTGCCGCCTGTGAACGTTGCAGTATCACCACCACTGACGGTCTCACTGCCACTATCACCTGCCAGCGTCCAAGCTGTGGAAATAGTTGCATTAGAAACTGCTGTGAGTTGACCCTGTGCATTTACAGTTAAAACTGGAATTTCTGTTGTACTACCATATGTTTTGGCAGTTACACCAGTGGCATCCAAATTCATTGTAATAGTTTGACCACTTGCTGTTGAAGTAAGCCCAGTTCCACCGTCGATTGTGAGGCTTTGGCTATCTAAGTCAACTGCACCGGTGCCGCTGTTACCTGCGATGTCCAAATCTTGCGCAGTTACTTGCGAATCAACATAAGCCTTTACGCTTTCTGAAGTTGAAAGCGTAGTAGCACTTGCATTAGCCATGGTATCGTCATCAATGATACCATCCACCAGGAAGCCATTAATTGTAAGATTTGCACTAGCTGTTACTCCATTTGCAGAGAATGTCTCTAGTCCGGTAAGTGAACCACCTGAACCTGTGCCAAATGTTACAGAACCTGAAAACTCACCATTTACTGCTGAAATATCACCTGTAGCATTTACATTACCTACATCAACGTTGCCTACTGTAAGTAAATCAACGCCTGAAATTGTACCAGCACCGCCAGTACCTACTGCTAACGAACCAGTAAGGTTTACATTACCAGCATCAACATTACCTGAAACATTAGCACTATCAATCGTGATATCACTATCCAATGCAATAGAAACATTTGCACCAGAACCTGTTGTTGTGATATTGTTACCACCTACAACACCTAATGTTCCACTGTCAAGATTGACAGTAAATGTTCCACTATCACCTGTACCGCTGAGATCCAGCGCACCTGTGGTTGTGTCTACATAAGCCTTGATAGATTGTTGAGTAGCAATTGCTGTAGAGCTATCGCTAGCCATGTTATCTTCATCGAGGATGTTGGAGATAGATACAGCACCTGTACCTACTAGCGAAGTAAAGTTTACTTCTGCAGCTTCCAAGTTAGCCAGGGTGGTTCCATCTGAAGTAGATACAAACTTATCTGTATCCCACTTAATTGAACCGCCAGCCTTGCCATACTGGACTGCGCCGCCTACACCTACGATGCCGAAGTTTTTAATATCGGCCATCTTTTTCTCCTATTTAAAATTTACGATTTCTCGCTTAGTCATTCATGAATGACAACGATAAACCTAAGCTTATCGCGGTCATATGTATTTATCTAATCTTAGAGATTTTTTATATGTACGTTATTTTTACAGTTACATTTCCAACTGTAGCCGTTTGAGGATCGATAGTAACATAAAATTGTTCATCCTGTCCTGTTAGATCCGTGACGTAATATTCAGGTTTTACTAGATACGTTGATAATTGATCTAAATCTGCACTATCGTTCTGGAAAAGTAGATCTGGATCGGCAGTAGTCCCTAATATAATGTTTGCATTGGCATCATCAAATGCAACAGTAACTTCAGCAGTCACAGTTTCAATTTTTCTGTCAACACTTACATTACCTAATAGGATGGTTGTGGCATCCCCTATGGAATAATTTACTTCATAACTTCTGGCATCCACATATGCACTTTCTTCTGTGGCTAACTGTGCCCAAACACTGCCGTCCCAAATGTAAAGAGCATAGCTTCCTGTGCCATCATTAATAACATAGGCCATGTCACCTACCCCAGGGGACAGTGCATCTCTGGCTGTTATGGTAGCAACTATTTGAGTAGAGGAAGTTCCTAAACCTTCATATACATATGCAGCTACAACTGGTTTACCAGTCTGACCAGATGCTATACCCAGTGTATTCTCAAAGTATAATGATGAATCTTTAATGTCAATGGGTCCACCGTTGTCTCTTACTAATTGCAATCTAGTGGAAACTTTGGCAGTATTAGTTAACGGAATTCCGGTTGCGCTACTGGCGCCGGCAAATCCCACACCTGCTCCACCAGTACCAGTGTTATCTGTACTAGTGTTAACAATTGTAATTGCATTGCCATTTAATTCTGTTAGTGTTAAAGTGCCATCTCCGGGCGCCCACACTTCCAGATTGGGAATATTACCAGCGTCTATTGCTATTTTCATGTCCTCAGGACCAGCCACTGGAGCACCAAATCTAAGATTGCCATAAAAATCACTGGTAAAGTTAATTGTTACGCCATTTATAGACGCACTAAATGGTACAAAGCCGCCAACTAATCCATATGCTAGACTAAGTGTGCTACTAGTTGCAATATTTTTTTCTACTGGGGAACTAGCAATTACTTCTGTATTGGATGTAACAGAATTAATTTTAGACACTATCTGTGAAAGATTTTCATTGCCAGCAAAGGATATTGTCTGATTGTTGATGTCCACATCAAATGCACCAGTAGCAAAAACAGGATCATTGACTGAACCGGTTAATATAGTAGGCTGAGCTTCTTGCACTATAATAAAAGCAGGAACATTAGTGGAATTAACTGAGCTTGTGGTTAAATCACCACTGTTAGAAACATAAATACTCTGACCTATATTTCCTGTGGGTATTGTTAGATCATAATCTACAAATTTTGTTTTAGGTTCCAAACTAATATAATCAGGACCAGGTCCTGACATACTCACAATACCTACCATGTTCTGTGCTTTGGAATTATTATCAGCAAGAACTAAATTGCCATTAAATGCAGCAATCACATCCCCCTTGGTTAAACCATGATTTTCCAGATAAAGTTCATAATTATCTCTGATATTTTGTCTAGTAAATCGTGATTTAATATTATTAATAAATTTAACTCCAGGTCCTGTGGGCAATGGATCTATTTGTGGTAAGCCAGATTCCTGACATTCAAAAATCACAACACTTGAACCCCCGCCCAGTGGGTTTCCAGAACTACTTTTAAAAGTATTATATCTCTGATAATCTTCTGCAATAACAGTTACTGATGTATTAGTTTTGGACAAAACGCTTACAATTTTAAGTGCAACACCGTCACTGGTGTAACTCATCCAATCGCCAACCTTTACATCCATGCCATTAAAAATATAGGGAACTCTGGTTAAATTACTACCATGTGCCTGTGGAGTTAAAGTTATAGAAATTTCGTATTGAAAACCCCTGGGGTTGGACCCCAGAGACCACCATTGCTCGTCAGATTGATTTGGGTATAACCAATACTGATAAACTGAACTAGATGATATCACACCCGCTAATACTTTGGGCGGAATATTGAGCTTTGCTTCATTAGTTCTAAAAGATAAATTCATATACCAACCTTATTTATTTAAACTGATGAACAAACTAATTGTATATAAGCATGAGTTATTTGTCCAAAGTTTGCACTTGCTTTAGTAGCTGCTTTGTCAGCTAACAAATCCATTACAACCGTGCCACCACCAAAAATTGTCCCAGAATTACCATCGATAAATCTTGTGGTAATGGTATCCTGTAAACTTGTCACAGTATACCTATCGTTTGGCTGGTCATATCCAAAGTATGTTACAGCTGCCATGGGAATTGTATATGCAGTGTTATCTAAAGTAATTTCTATCAAACCATTGCCCGCATCTGTAATACTAACACTTAAACCAGATGTACTGTCTGATATACTAGTAATAGATCCACCAGCATCATAATTTATCTTAAATCTTTCCACTGTGGTTGTGCCACCACCTGCTAATGCTACTTCAGTTACACTGGTTACTTGACCCTGAGCATTAATAGAAACCTGTGCAACATTGCCAGCATCGCCATATGTGCCTGCTGTAACAGAAGTATTTGCAATATTTACCTCACGTTCTGTACCATTGCTAACTACGCTGATTCCTGTGCCAGCAGTAACATTGGACACATATGCCAAGTCATCTATAGTATCTAATGCTAACTGCAAATTTGTATCACTAGCACTTAAAATACCATCAAAACTAGTGGTATCAGTTATGACATCACTAGCAGCTGGAGTAACTGCTACTACACTTACTGCAACTGGGAAAAGTGTTCTGATCGGTGATGTTCCACCAAACTGAAACTCGTAACTGGGATCTGAACCACCCGCCACTCGTTCACCATAGAATTTAACAACAACTAAATCTGTTACAACAAAGTCTGTGGGATTAATCACAGCATCTGCGAAAAATTCCTGGTATGTTGCACTGTCAATTGCCGGAGTTAAACTACTTGTCCCCAACAGTGACTCTGTGCCAACATTATCCCTTTTGTAAACCTCAAAGTAAAACTGTGCTGTCCCTGAACCTGATCCAGCTGCTTTCCTGATATTACCCAATGTTGTGATATTAATTCTACCTGTGGAACCCACAAGCGTACCTGCATCACTGGCTAAACTTGAAATAAGCTGATTGCTTCCAGTTATGACCCCCGTGGGTATATCCACGGCTGGATCATCGTAATCACTATCCAGTGGCGTAGTAACCATACTGCTATAGGTTGCTACATTGCTCGAAGCTGATGTAGCATAAAATATTAAACTCGAAGTTATTGCAGAAACATCCAACTTATCTGCATCCAACTCGTCAATCGCTGCTTGGACATTATTTGCATTTAATGTGCTGGAAGTATTACTATATGTAACATTTGCGGCGTCATCGGGAGCCGGATTACCCTGACTACCAGTAAAGCCTGTGGTTCCTTGTGTACCAGTATCTCCCTGACTTCCAGTAAATCCAGTGGGACCAGCTACAGTGCTTGCACTACCAGTAAATCCAGTATCACCTTTGCTACCAGTAAATCCAGTGGGACCAGCTACAGTGCTTGCACTACCAGTGAAACCTGTGTTACCCTGCGTCCCCTGATCTCCTTGTGATCCAGTAAAGCCTGTAGGACCAGCTACAGTACTTGCACTGCCTGTGAATCCAGTATCACCTTTGCTACCAGTAAAGCCAGTAGGACCAGCTACAGTGCTTGCACTGCCTGTGAATCCAGTATCACCTTTGCTACCAGTAAATCCAGTGTCGCCTTGTGTACCAGTATCACCCTGGCTACCAGTAAAACCGATTGTACCTTGTGTGCCAGTGGTTCCAGCGCTACCTGTGAAACCTACACTACCATTAAAACCAGCAAGCCCCTGGCTACCAGTAAATCCAGTGTTTCCCTGTATACCCACATTGCCTGTGCTACCAGTAAATCCATTATCACCTTTGCTACCACTAAAGCCAGTGTTGCCTTGAATTCCTTGATCGCCTTTGCTTCCAGTAAAGCCTACGTTTCCTGTTAAACCAGTGTCACCTTTGCTACCACTAAAGCCAGTGTTGCCTTGAATTCCTTGATCGCCTTTGCTTCCAGTAAAGCCTACGTTTCCTGTTAAACCAGTGTCACCTTTGCTACCACTAAAGCCAATGATGCCTTGCGCGCCAGCACTACCAGTAAATCCTATTAATCCCCTGGATCCTGTGAAACCTTGATCGCCTTGTGATCCTGTGTAGCCCACAAACTGACCCACATTGTCCCATGATGCGCCGTCCCATACCCAAAGGTTTCCAGTGTCCTGTACAACATAGCCGTCACCGATATCGCCACTGTATGGGTTTGGTAAATTAGCGCTTGTGGCCACACTGCCTACTATTGTAACACTTGAACCGTCTGCACCATTGTCACCTTTGCTTCCTGTAAATCCCTGACTGCCTGTGAAACCAGTGTCACCTTTGCTACCTGTGAATCCAGTATCACCTTTGCTACCAGTAAATCCTATGCTACCAGTAAAACCTGCTACACCTGTAGCACCCACGTTGCCAGCTATGCCCTGCGCGCCAGCACTGCCAGTAAAGCCTACACTGCCTGTGAATCCAGTATCACCTTTGCTACCAGTAAAGCCTGTTGTGCCTTGGGTACCAGCACTGCCAGTAAAACCTGCATTTCCTGTTAAACCACTGCTACCTGTAAAACCCACATTGCCTTCTGAACCACTACTACCAGTATAACCAGTTAAACCCTGAACACCCAATGAGCCAGTAAATCCTATTAGACCCTGATCGCCCTGTATGCCAGCACTGCCAGTGAAACCTACATTACCCTGCGCGCCAGATGTTCCAGCACTACCAGTAAAGCCCAAATTACCTGCAGGGCCTTGTGCACCTGCACTTCCAGTAAATCCAGCACCAGTGCTTCCTGTGAAGCCTACATTACCTGCAGGGCCTTGTGCACCTGCACTTCCAGTAAATCCAGCACCAGTGCTTCCTGTGAAGCCTGTGGAGCCTGCGCTTCCTGCAAAACCTGTGGCGCCTTGGCTACCAGTATAGCCTGAGCCAATAACTGCTTTTGGTATCCAGTTTGCATTTCCATTATCCCAAACCAGAGACTGTCCGTCCAACGGTACAGCACTGCTTACGTCACCCAAGTCTGACAGTACATTTGAACTTAGATTAGGAGCATTTGTAGCAACTAACGCATTTACTTCTGACTTATTGTAAGTTTCTGATTTAGTATAGTAATTAGATAAATCTATGTTTGCAGCCGCAACAATAGCATCTGGTTCTGCACTTTTGAATGTAAACACCCCATTGTCATCATAGGTTAATGTGCTTGTGCTTCCTGCTGGACTTTGTGACACAACTGCAAGATTTGAAGCTGCTATAATATCGTCGGGATCTGCACTCTTGTATGTAAACCCACCAGTGCCATCATATGTTAAGGAACCCGTGCTTCCTGCTGGAGTTTGTGAAGTAACTGCAATATTGGCAGATGCAACTATAGCATCTGGTTCAGCACTCTTAAATGTAAACGCACCATTGCTATCATATGTTAAGGTGGTTGTGCTTCCTGCTGGAGTTTGTGAAGTAACTGCAAGGTTAGAAGCTGCGACAACGTCATCGGGGTCAGCACTTGTAAAGGTAAATATACCCACATTGCTGGACACACCATATGACAGGGTACTTATTGCTCCTGACGCGTTTGCATTTTCTGCCTGAATATTGTTAAGAACTTCTGTAAAATCTCCGTTGAAAATAATGGAGTCCAGGGCTGCATTTGTTGTGATGTTTACGCCTGGTCCACTTATAAAATCCAATACGTCTTCTGTTTGATCTGCAATAACATTTTGTTGTAGTGAACCTGTTTGAACTCTGAATGTTCTCCAGGAGGGGTGTGCGCTACCTGTGTATCCTAAAAAGCCTCTGCTACCTGTAAAACCCGTAGGGCCCTGTGGTCCAAGCAATCCCTGGGTGCCTTGTGACCCAGTAAAACCCTTGGATCCTGTGTAGCCTAGTACGCCCCTGCTTCCAGTAAAACCTGCGCTGCCTTGGAAACCTGCACTACCCTGGAAACCTGCACTACCACTAAATCCTGTGATGCCAATCTGTCCAACGCTACCAGTAAAACCAACGTTACCAGCGATGCCTGCGTTGCCCGCTGTGCCCTGTGAGCCAGTAAATCCAGTTAAACCCACACTACCAGTGAAGCCGTTGCTACCAGCAAAACCCTTGCTTCCTGAAAAACCTTTGCTTCCAGAAAAGCCTGTGGCGCCTTGATCGCCCAGGCTACCAGTAAAGCCTGCGCTACCAGTAAAACCTCGGCTACCTGTGAAACCTTTGATACCAGTATCACCTGTGCTACCTGTGAAACCCACATTGCCTGCAAGTCCCGTGCTGCCTGTAAAACCACGGCTACCTGTGAAACCTTTGATACCTGCACTTCCTGAGTAACCCAGGCTTCCTGTGAATCCCTGACTACCTGTGTAACCTTGTAAACCACGGCTACCAGTGTATCCCTGAGGTCCTGCGCTGCCATTGAAACCCACATTGCCTGTGAGTCCCTGAGTACCCTGTGATCCAGTGTAGCCAGTAACACCACTAACACTCCAGGTTATGGTGTCTGAAGCTTCTGAAAAAGTTAAGTCTATGCCAGATCCGCCAAGGAAGGTAATAACATCCTCTGGTTGGTCGGCCATGATGTTTGCGCCAGGAGTTCTGAATGTTCTCCAGTAATTTGATGCGGCACTGCCATTGGATCCGGTGTAACCAATGTTGCCTTGCGCGCCTTGTGATCCTGTAAAACCAGTTAATGTACTCTTGGGTAATGCAGACACACTTAAACCGTCATTGGCCACAACGACCACTTGTCCAGCTACATTAGCAAGGTTATTAATGGATACATCGTTCAGGGTTACGAATGTATTTGAAAAAGCCATAGTTCAATCCTCTACTCGATAGAACTATTTATCCGATTACGTTGATAAAATTACTCTGGTGACTTGTCCGTATGTGGGATCATATGTGGTGCCATCGCCAGTTGCTGATCTATCCAATCTGGCTCTGATGTAAGTAAAGTTTCCCTGTATGTTGTATGAGTTACTGCCTGTGTGTTCTGAAGTATAATTTTCACTCTGGGTGACGGTGAACCAGTCCCAAGCCATGGGTTCCATGCTCAGAGTTGCTTCAAAAACCATCTGCCCCTGAAAACCATTGTATGTTACCATTATGGTTCCAAAACCATCTGTATATCCATACCAACTGTCGTAACGAACTTTATGACCAGTTACATTCATGGATGTTCCGGTGCTACTAAGAATATTTATGCTACGTTCATTTGCTGGCATATATCACTCTGTTGTTTTAACTTCTACCACAGTGCCTTCGCCAACCAATTGCTCCACGACTTGTTGCAATGTTGCTGCCATTTCTTCATTTACTATGGTAGCAAGACTTTCGTCGTCTCTGGCAATGCGGCTGATTTCAATCACCACTGCGTCACTAACTATTTTAGCCATTGTGAATCTCCTGTGTGTATAGTATTTATCAGATTTTTATCACAAAAAAGCCCTCTAGTGAGGGCTTTGATGGATTTGTATAAAAATTAGTATTGTTGGCCAGTGTTGTTCCAAACACCTGAAAACAAGTCAGCCACATCAGTGCCATCAGCATCACTGGCAAATGGGAATTTTTCTATGGTGTTGGTAGCATTATAACTATCATTGATATTACCACCTGATGCATATCCTGAAGTTGTGCTGGATTGCCCAGAACCCGAAGCCTGTGTTACAGTCAAATTACCAATATTGGATGCGTTGCCATCTGAAGTAAACGAAAACTTTTGAATTGTGCTCTGATGAGTTGGACCAACTATACCGCCAGTAGCATAACCATGTGTGGTACTAGACTGACCACTACCCATGCTGTATCCGAGTTGGGTAAGATCGCCCACATCAGTGGCATTGGCATCACTTGCAAAGGGAAATTTTTCAATTGTATCAGAAAAGCTGGGATTACCGGGCCAAATCGAGGTAGTGTATCCATGATCTGAACTGCTTTGGCTTGATCCATTACCACCTTGTGATATTAAATCTCCCACATCAGTTGAATTACCATCTGATGCAGTGGGAAATTTTTGTATTACATTACTAGGGGTCGGGTAATTACTACCAGACACATAACCGCTAGTACTGCTACTTTGACCACAACTTGCCGTAACTATCGATAATAAATCTCCCACGTCAGTGGCATTACCGTCAGTGCTGAATGCAAATTTTTGTATGATATTAAAACCTGTGCCACTATTCACTACTCCCCCACCTGAGGTATAGCCATTGGTAGAACTACTTTGACCACTAAGGTCAGCTACTGCCGTAGCCAAATCACCCACATCAGTGCCGTTTTGGTCACTAGCAAAGCTAAATTTTTGTATTATATCACTAGTTCTATCACCACTGGTTGGGTGGTTGTCACCGCCTGATGAATATCCATAGTTACTGCCCTGGAATGAATAAGCTCCGCCTGGTGTGGGACCAGAACCTCCAGGAATTAGATTGACACCACCTGTCATTATGACTCCACCACTTAATTGAATTGGCATTTTGTATCTCCTTGTTTAAGTTATATGTATTTATCAGATTTTTATCACAAAAAAGTCCTCTAGTGAGGACTTTGACAGATTTGTATAAAAATTAGTATTGTTGTCCAGCTGGGGCATATCTTGCAACAGTCAGATCTCCCACGTCAGTGGCATTACCGTCTGATGCAAATGGGAACTTGTCAATTGTGTTGACATAGGGTGGAGCAAAACCACCTGACGTATAACCACTATCTGTTGAGGATGTACCGGTACAGTACATTCTATCTATAGTTAAATCTCCCACTGAGGTGCCATCGCCGTCGGAACTGAATGAAAATTTCTCATAACCTCCTAGGTTTGCTGTTCCAGCGTTGCCGCTAGTGTATCCGCTGGATGATGAGGACTGACCAGCTGGAGCAAATCTATCTCTTACCAAGTCACCCACATATGTCGCATTAGCATCACTGGCAAAAGTAAATTTTTCGATAGCGTAGATAGGGGATGACACATATCCATTATCTGACGATGAGTGTCCTGCGGCGCTTTCTCTTCTTTGCACCAAATCACCTACGTCAGTAGCATCAGCATCAGTACTAAATGGAAATTTATCAATAATATATGAACTACCCACACTAACTTGTTGACCACCAGATGTATACCCACTTACAGTGGAGGATTGTCCTGCTGTATTACCTCTAGATACACTGAGACTTCCTACAGATGTAGCATTGCCATTAGTAGAAAATGAAAACTTATCGATTGTACTATCAGGCCCACTTGGATTACCACCACCGGATCTATAGCCGCTCACTGTACTAGATTGACCTGCCGCCCCCGTAATAACCTCTGTGAGATCCCCCACATCTGTAGCATTGCCATCACTTGTAAATGAGAACTTATCTATTGTACTTAGTCTGTCAGCGCCGTATCCACCGGATGCATATCCATAGTTGCTACCCTGAAAACCACCGCCACCTGGTGAGGGTGATGATCCACCAGGCACTAAATTTATACCACCACTAAGTTGTACTCCACCTGAAATTTGCATTTTTACTCCTTGTTAAAGTTATTAATATTTATCTGCTACCATTTACCTGCGGGACATTTGGCCTGAGGTATTTTGGTTTTTGCTATCATGAAACATCCACATAACTTACACCTGGGAGCATCATAGTGCGGACAAGTGTTGCAAATCTTCA